ATGGATTTTTTATTATCTGGAGGCATCCGAAAAATGCCCAAAATTCCCGACAAGAGTACTTTTTATTCTTTTCTGTCAAAGATAAATTCCGCTAAAGAAATTTGTCTCAACTCTAATAAATGGACATTTATTAAAACCTTCAATTGTATTGATCATCATCTCAATACTAAAAGAGTTGACTTTATCGCAATCTCTAATTATATAATTAAAAAAATATGGCAATTCAAACATTAAACACTATAAAAAATTGGTTTAAAACAGGTTCAAAACCTTCTCAGGATCAATTCTGGGATACTTGGGATTCTTTTCGACACAAATATGAAAAAGTACCTATAAAAGATATTGAAGAACTTGAAACTACGCTGGATACAAAAGCTGAAAAATCGCAGTTAGACGATCATAAAAACGATCAAATTGCCCATGCTGGTTTATTTTCAGGTAAAGAAGATAAATATCAAAAAGGTGTGGCGGGCGGTTATGTTCCGTTAGACGAGTTTTCAAAAATTGCTCATCAGTATCTAAATTTAGTCAACAACTTAACAGCGGGAGGTGAAAACTCAATACTATCAGCTGAACAAGGTGTTGTTTTGCAAAACCAAATAGACAATATTAATAGATTCTTAAAATGTGATAATGTTGATCTCGATACAGTTCAGAAAATTGTAGATGCTGTTACACAAATTCAAACGTCAATAGATACTATTTTAGTAAATGACCTTACTTTGGGAGGTGTTACAAAAGCTTTGACAGCAGAGATGGGGAAAATTTTAGACCTGAATAAAGAAGATAAATCGCAAAAAGGTTTGGCTAATGGTTATGCTCCTCTTGATTCATTAACCAAATTAGCGAGTCAATATTTATACATAGTAAACGATTTGATTACTGGAGGCGCAACATCTATTTTAAGCGCCGAACAGGGTAAGCTGTTACAAAATCAAATAAACGGAATCAATACATTATTGTCGTCTGATAATATTGATTTGGATACCATTCAGGAGATAGTTGATGCAATTGAAAACGTTGAATCTTACTTGTCAACTATCTTGGTCAACGACCTTAAAACAGGAGGAGTTGCTAAAGCATTGACAGCCGAAATGGGTAAGCAGTTGGATCAAATTAAATTGACAGCAACACTTGCAACGGATGCCGAAACGCAAACTACTGTATCTGTTGCAGAAGATAACAAAGTCGTTAGTCGATCTAAATTGTTCAATTGGTGGGAAAGTATGAAATCGCAAGCTCAAACAATTAAAGCAGTTTGGAATTTTTCTCAAGGTTTAAAGGTTAATAATAGTACAGGAAATTATGTCTACACAACTCAAATATTAGAAGATGTGTTTATTTCACAATTAGTGAGTGCTGGGTTAGGTACGTATAAAGTGCAATATAACTGGGAATCAATAAAATGGTTTTTGCCAAATGGCTTTTATACACAACTTATTCCTAATGCCAGTCCAACACAAAATAACCAAATTAAATTGCCTAATAAAGCAGGGACAGTTGCTTTGATAAATGATTTTGTTACTACTGCATCTGGTACAACAACAACTCCTGCTGTTATTGTGCCTAACGGATTATTAACAACAGTTCCTCAAAATGGAGCAATTGAACGTGATTCAAATGGTATCTTATGGGAAACACATGGAAATGTTAGAACTAAAATAACTTCTACCATTCAAAACAATCTAACAACGACCAATACAAATGATGTTCTTGATGCAAAACAAGGCAGTGTTATTATGGGGTATATTAGTGTTTTAGGGTCATTAATGGAGGGATTTAGAAATTCAACTCAAGGTCGTTCAGAATATAAGATTTTAAACTTATCGACAATTACAAGCGATTCAGCCGAGCAGAACATATTGCACCCTTATTTGCTAAAAACCATTGGAGCAATTAACTTGATAAATGCAACTTTTAGATTTTACAATCCGGGCAGTTTAGCACTATATAATAATCCTGCAAATAGAGATATTGATCCGAGTTCAGTGAATACAAATGATAAATTAATGTCAGATATGGATTTTATAATTCAAACAAAACCATTCTGTGGCGCAAATTTATTAAAACTTAAAATCAATTTGCAAGGATGGGGCAAAATGTTAATATTTAGAAGGTCTAATGCAAATACAGCGGCATATGCAAGGCCTTTTACCTTAATTGCGAGTATTGATTTTGGAAATTCTTCAGAGCCAGGTACTGGTGTGATAATAAATCAAGCAATTAAGACATCATTTTCAGATGGTATTCTAGGCTTTATACTCGTGCACGGAACTAATACTTATTATAACTCCTGCTACACAATAAATTATTTGAGTTTTGCTCCTGATATGGCCACTCTTAATGGAGGAAGTGTAACACCAGTTATAAACTCTGCTTTCGAAACTCAAACAACAGATATTTCAAATATAAATTTATAAAGATGCAAAATCAAGTGATTACACAAAAAATTTCAAACAGCAAAATTTTTCCAGATGTCCAAAGAACAATTGAAATTGCGGGTATTCAAATGAACTTAGATATTTCAACTTTTGATCTAAATTATAGAATAATCTATGAAAAAGATGGCCAAGATGTAACTTTCAATGTTTAATCAGCAAGTACCAGATTGACACGTTGATAATTCCATTATGATGATCGTTCGGGATGAAAATTTTAAACCAATCTTAAACCGAAATTTCATTGAAGAAAAAGATGGTGACGGTACAATTTTAAACGAAAGCGAGCGATATTTTACAATGCCAGCATTTGACTATTTGATAAAACTCATTTTAAAAACACCTGTCAAATTAGAAGACATCTTAAAAGGTTACATCATTTCTGAAGACGAGGATGGAAGATTTAATTTTTAAAAACAATCAGCCGTCGGCTACTGAATGAGTAATAAAAGAAACTTAACTCTTAAGACAAAAATTTAAAGCCACCTATTGTTCTAAAATAAACTCTTTTTTATTTTCAAATACACCCAAAATCATGAAGAACACTTGTTTCTAATGATCTTGGGTGTTTTTTGTTAGCAAATATCAGATGACAAAAATTAGCTTTATTCTTACACAAATCAACATCTATAAATCGAGACAAAAACATAAAATAATTATATAACTAAACTTTACCTCTACTTACATTCCACTGAAACTACCGAAAAACTGAGTTTAAATTTTTCATTTTTTGTATTCTTCTAAACTACTTTTACACCCACAAAATTTAAATAGTAACACTATTTATAACAATCAGAATTACTCCTGCTATTCTTCAAAGAACAATTATCTCATTAATATAAATCAATTAAACAAATACCACCATGAATTCTTTATCATCAGAAGGCAGAAGAAAAATGCCTAAAATTCCCAACAAAAATAATTTTCGCTTTTTCTTAATCGAATACTTAAAAAAAGATTTCAATCTGAGAATATAATTCTCCTGTAAATTGACAATCATAAAAAATATACAGGACGATTTTCTTTTGTCCTAACATCTTAAAAGTTCGATAATCAAATAAATTTAAAAGAAAAAACATGGCAATACAAACATTAAATACCATAAAAAATTGGTTTAAAACTGGTCTTAAACCATCGCAGGCACAATTCTGGGATACCTGGGATTCCTTCCGACATAAATTTGAAAAAGTTCCCATAAAAGATATCGATGGAATTGAAGAATTGCTTTTAAACAAAGCAGATAAAACAATTTTAGATAATCACTTAGCTGATAAAATTGCCCACGCCCCACAAGTAAATACGGACTGGAATAGCGAATCTGGTTTTAGTCAATTACTTAATAAACCTGAATTTAAAACAATTAATGGAGAAGCAATAGTTGGAGACGGAGATATTACTATTAGTTCAGCAATTCCTACATTGGATCAGGTATTAAATTCAGACAATAAATCCCTTACTCAACCAATTGTGTTTTTAGACGAAGAATATAGTGCTACAATAGATTCTAAAAACTTATCAATTGATGGTCCACTAGGAGAAGGAATTCAATACAATGGTGATAACATAAACTGGAGCAAAGGAGATAAAAATTTAAAATTACTTTTTGATGGAGAATCAGCAGGACAAAATACTTTTAGTTTTCCAGAAATGCCAGATAGCAGTACTCCTTATAAATTAGCTACAGATCAGGTAGTTTCAGCAACTCAATCAGGTATAGTCGATAATACTTCTTTGCAAGAATTGGGAGGAGTTGATAAGCTTATAAATGGGGTAAGAATAGGTAGAGGTGGTGGTAATGATCCAGAAAATAGTTCTTTAGGGTTATCAGCATTAAATGCTAATACCACCGGAACAGGAAATACAGCTATTGGATCTGAAGCATTATTAAGCAATATATCTGCGAATAACAATACTGGTATTGGAAATTGGGCATTAAGATTAAATGAAACATCTCCCGGCAATACAGCATTAGGAGTAAATACATTAACAAAGTTAGTAAGTGGGATAGGTTTTAATACTGCTGTAGGAACATCTGCTTTAACAACAGCTACTACAGCTAGTTATAGTACTGCTGTAGGAACATCTGCTTTAAGATTGTCAACAACAGGTACTCAAAACGTAGCTATTGGTGGATCAGCTTTAAGAAATTTAACCACAGGTAATTATAATTTAGGAATTGGAACTAATGCTTTATTGAATACTATAATTGGGAGTCGAAACACAGCAATTGGAGTAGCTACAGGACTAGGTATAACAGGTAATGATAATCTTGCTTTAGGATATCTTGCTATGGGTTTTAATGGAGTTACATCTACAGGGAATTTTAATATAGCAATAGGATCACAAGCTGGTGGAGAAATTACAGCGGGGTCAGGAAATATTTTAATTGAAAATCAACAGACAACTAATTCTGCAATTACAACAGGGTCTAATAATGTAATATTGAAGCAAGGACTAACAAGTATAGGAGTTAGAACTGGAAATAATAATACAATTATTGGAAATATTACAGGATTGCCTACAGATGCTTCAAACTTAGCTATATTATCTGATGGTAGTGGAAATATAGCAATAAGAAAAGAAACAGATAATAGATTATTAGCACCTGGTTTAACAAATGCCTTAATTGATTCAGGAGGAGCTAAATCTTTAGTGACTAAAGAGTATTTAGATGCACACTCAGGAGGTTCGTCGCAAAACTTACAACAAACTTTAGAAAATGGTGGTTCAGCTGAATTTAGCTATAATGGTGGAATCCAAGAATTGAGTATGTTTGATGGTAATGGTGCAATAGAGTTTTACACATCAGGAGAAGATGTAGAATCTGGCGAATCAAAAACATCTGATGGAGTTATTAATAAAAATAATATACTACTTAGACATACATACCAAAATACTGGAATCAGTAGAAATGCTTATTTAGATATTTCTTCTGGTAAGGTTAGACTACAAGAACAAAATAACGGAAGTGATGCCTTATTGGAGTTTGAAGATCAGACGGGATCAAGAAGTACATTTCAGATACCTAATAAAAACCCATCTGTAGATACTACTTATAAATTAGCAACCACAGACGATATACCTACAATTTTACCAGCATCAGCAACTCAATCAGGTATAGTTGATAATACTTCTTTACAAGAATTAGGAGGAACAGATAAATTAATCAATGGTATTAGGATTGGTAGAGGTAATAATTCTACTTCAAACAATAGCGTTGCTTTAGGATCTAATGCTTTAACATCTGCTACAACTGGTACTTTAAATACAGCAGTAGGAAGATCTTCTATGGCATTATTAACTACTGGAGCGGCAAATACAGCCGTTGGATCTACTACACTTGCAAATTTAACTACAGGTACTCAAAACGTAGCTGTTGGGGGTTCAGCTTTAAGGAATTTAACTACAGGAAATTATAATCTGGCAATTGGTACAAATACTTTATTTAATAATTTAATTGGTGAAAATAATACTTCTATAGGAACTGCATCAGGTATGGGAATTCTAGGTAGTCATAATACTTCATTAGGATGGAGGAGTTATGGGGGAAGTACTGGAGGAACTACTACTGGTTCAGGAGAATTTAATATTGTAGTGGGTGCTCAATCAGGGTATAATTTGACTAATGGAAATAGAAATGTATTAATAGAATCTCCTGCCAGCCCCTCTAGTTCATATACTACAGGTAGTGATAATATTGCAATTAATACCGGTACTAGAAATAATGGTATATCTACAGGAAGTGGTAACACTCTTGTAGGAGGTATTACAGGATTAAATGGCAATGATTCCAATTTAGCAATTTTTGCTAATGGTGTGGGAGATATTGCAATCAGAAAAGAAGCTGACAACAGATTATTAGCTCCGACATTAACAAATGCTCTAATTGATTCAGGGGGAGTTAAATCTTTAGTGACTAAAGAATATTTAAGTGCTTATGTGGATAATCTAAAACCAAAAATAAATGTCGCAAATGTAAATTTTACAATACCTGATGGAGGATATACTAGGTTTGTAACTGCTACAGGAGCCAACGCGGAAATTACTTTACCTGCTCTAGCTAACTCTATAGGCGCCATATATTACATAACCGCAGAAAATATTGGAGGTTTAACAATAAAATGTAATGCTGGGGATTTTGATATTTTGAACAGAGGCGTTACATATGATACTTTTACCATAGATGATGGTAGTGATGATGGTGCAGCGGTACAAATTATAAATAATGGTATTAATTATATACTTTTTCAATTAACGCCTTAATAACTAAAAACTTTAAAAAATATGAATAAATCAAAAATTGCAGTTATCGTTAGTATTTTAATCGTTCTAACAGGAATGATCGATACTAAATTTGAACTTTTACAAGAAGTGGGTTTTTCCTTGGTAAACATTAACAGAATCAAATTAATCGGTTTGGTTCTGTCGGCATTATTATCCAGTATTTCTCCGTTATTTTCTACTGAAAAAAATTAAAAATAAATTCCAAATAAAGGAAATAAAAAAAGTCTCAAAATCAGAAATAAATCTTTACCAACAATTAAAACAGTTGATTTTTTTAAAATCTATAACTAAATAAAAAACATGGCTATACAAACATTAAATACCATAAAAAATTGGTTTAAAACTGGTCTTAAACCATCGCAGGCACAATTCTGGGATACCTGGGATTCCTTCCGACATAAATTTGAAAAAGTTCCCGTAAAAGATATCGATGGAATTGACGAATTGCTTTTAACCAAAGCAGATAGAACAATTTTAGATAATCACTTAGCTGATAAAATTGCACATGCACCGCAAATAAATACGGACTGGAATAGTGAATCTGGTTTTAGTCAATTGATTAATAAACCAGAATTTAAAACTATTAATGGAGAAGCAATAGTTGGAGATGGAGATATTACTATTAGTTCGGCAATTCCTACATTAGATCAGGTATTAAATTCCGACAATAAATCCCTTACTCAGCCAATTGTATTTTTAGACGAAGAATATAGTGCTACAATAGATTCTAAAAACTTATCAATTGATGGTCCACTAGGAGAAAGAATTCAGTACAATGGTGATAACATAAACTGGAGCAAAGGAGATAAAAATTTAAAATTGCTTTTTGATAGAGAATCTACAGGACAAAATACTTTTAGCTTTCCTGAAATGCCAGATAGCAGTACTCCTTATAAATTAGCTACAGATCAGGTAGTTTCAGCAACTCAATCAGGTATAGTTGATACTACTTCTTTGCAAGAATTGGGAGGAGTTGATAAGCTTATAAATGGAATAAGGATAGGTAGAGGTAATAATACCACTAATAATGCTAATACAGCATTAGGATCAAATGCTTTAACGTCAGCCACTACATCTATTAGTAATACTGCTATAGGTAGATCTACATTAGCTCTTGCTACAACTGGAAGTTTTAATACCGCAGTAGGAGCTGTATCCCTTGCTAATTTAACTACAGGAACTCAAAATGTTACAGTAGGTGGGGCAGCTCTAAGACATTTAACCACCGGAAGTTATAATTTAGGTATAGGTACTAATGCTTTACTTAACACTATAACTGGAAGTAGAAATACAGCAATTGGAGTAGCATCAGGGGTATCTGTTACAAGTGATGATAATATTGCTATAGGTTATTTAGCAATGGGCAACACAGGTGTTTTAAATACAGGTACATATAATACTGTTATAGGAGTAACTTCGGGTGGAGCAATTACTTCAGGATCAGGAAATACATTAATTGAAAGTACTAATACCACTTCAGGATCAGTTACTACTGGGTCAAATAACATTATACTAAAACAAGGACTAACCCCTATAGGTATTACTACTGGAAATAATAATACAGTTATTGGTAATGTTACAGGATTACCTACAGATGCTTCAAACTTAGCCTTGTTATCAGATGGTAGTGGGAACATTGCAATTAGAAAAGAAGCTGACAACACATTACTAGCACCTACATTAACAAATGCCTTAATCGATTCAGGAGGAGCTAAATCTTTAGTGACTAAAGAATATTTAGAGGCTGTTATTTTACCAACCTCAGCAACTCAATCAGGTATAGTTAATAATACTTCTTTGCAAGAATTAGGAGGAGTTGATAAGCTTATAAATGGGGTAAGAGTTGGCGTAGGTAATCTTTTAACAACTTCAAATACCGTTTTTGGTTCAAATGCTTTGGGTTCAACAACAACAGGGGGTACAGGTAATACAGCAATTGGAAGAAATGTATTATCTGTAGCTACTACTGCTAATTTTAACACTGGAGTAGGAAATGGTGCTTTAAGATATACAACGACAGGAACACAAAATGTAGCTATTGGAGGTAACGCTTTAAATAAACTAACTACTGGTCAATTTAATTTAGGTATTGGTACAAATGCGTTAATGAATAATATATCAGGTGTTAGAAATACTGCTATTGGAGCAGCGGCAGGAGCAGGAATTACGGGTAATTATAATACCGCTCTAGGATGCATAAGTTTTGGGGGAGGTAGTAACAGCGACATCACTGGTACAGGTGAATTTAATATCACAATTGGATTCCAATCGGGTTCTTACTTAACAAACGGATCAAGAAATGTATTAATTGAAGCCCCTGCTACAGGGAATAGGTATACTACAGGAAATGATAATATTTCAATTAATACTGGAACAAGATCAAATGGCATATCTACAGGTAATGGAAATACTATTATTGGTGGTATATCAGGATTAAATCAAGATGATTCTAATTTAGCAATTTTTGCTAATGGTGTAGGAGATATTGCAATTAGAAAAGAAGCTGATAACAGATTATTAGCTCCGACATTAACAAATGCTTTAATTACGTCTGGTGGTGCAAAATCCTTAATTACAAAAGAATATGTTGATGATTCGAAACAAATAAAAGACAAACAAATCATTATAAATGGAGATATTGATGTCCAGGAAAATTGGAATGGCCAAACTATCATTTTTAAAAGTAGTGGTATCGTAAGAATGCCTATGATCACCACAGAAGAATTTTCATTTAATGCGATCACACTAGAAGGTGTAAATCTAACCTGGCAGTGGGCAAATCAGATTGAATGGGTATTTGGAGAACCTGAAATTACTCCAGAGAAAAAATATTTCAATCTGACAAAATTGGAAAATACCAACCAAATAATACTAAGTGTATAATGGGTATAAAAAAATATGTATTTGGGAAACGAGAAGCAGAAAAAGAATTTGTTTCAACTTGGAAAACGGATAATATTTCAACTGGATCAAGTGCAGAAAATCAGATAAAATTACCCCTTCAAAATGGAGGGGTATATAATTTCATTGTAGACTGGGGTGACGGAACAAAAGATACTATAACATCCTGGAATCAGGCACAAGTTACACATACTTATAGTTCAGTAGGAACTTATAAGATAACTATCGTAGGGATTTGTTATAATTGGACATTTTACGGAAGTGGAGACAAACTCAAAATTTTAAATGTATTGAGTTGGGGCAATCTTAAATTAGGTACAAATAGTGGTAGTTATTTCCTAGGGTGTTCAAACTTAGATTTATCAGATGTTAGTGATGTGCTGGATACAAAAGATGTGATTAATATGTCTAACGCTTTTTCTCAATGCAATGTCCTGACCACTGTAAATAAAATGAATGATTGGAATGTTTCAAATGTTATTAACATGGAGAGAATGTTTAATAATTCACCTGAATTTAATCAATCAATTGGAAATTGGAATGTTTCAAAAGTTACCAACATGTCTAATATGTTTTCAAATGCTGGAAAATTTAATCAACCTTTAAACAACTGGAATGTTTCAAATGTTACAAGTATGATTTCAATGTTTCAAGCAGCATGGATTTTTAATCAAAATATTGGCTCTTGGAATGTTTCAAAAGTTAACAATATGGCGGGAATGTTTTTTCAATCTGAATTCAATAACAATGATTCTAGTGAAATAAGCAGTTGGGATACATCTTCGGTAATAAATATGTCGAATATGTTTTTTGGTGCGAATGAATTTAATCAACCGATTGGAAATTGGGATGTCTCAAACGTTACCAACATGGTAGCAATGTTTCAATCTGCATCAAAATTCAATCAACCAATTGGAAAGTGGAACGTAGAAAAGGTTACAAGTTTTTCTCAAATGTTTCAAAGTGCATCTAATTTTAATAATGGAGAATCTCCTGATATTAATAATTGGAACACTTCAAACGTTAATGATTTGAATCAAATGTTTTTAAGTGCAGTAAATTTTAATCAACCAATTGGGAACTGGAATACATCAAATGTTACCAATATGGCAGGAATGTTTCAAAGTACTACAAACTTCAATCAACCGTTAAACAACTGGAACACTTCAAAGGTCACCACAATGTATGCAATGTTTGCAAGAACAGGGCCGGGCACAAATATGTTCAATCAAAACATCGGTTCTTGGGATGTTTCAAATGTTAATTCATTTACCTACATGTTTTATGGCAATGCAGGAGATTTAGTTTTCAATAATGGGGGAAGTCCTGATATTAATAATTGGGTTTTAAAAAACACAGGATCAATTACAATGGACGGAATGTTTATAAATGCAAGGAATTTCAATCAACCGATAGGAAATTGGAATACTATTGCAGTTACTACTATAGAAGATATGTTTCAACGAGCAAGCACTTTTAATCAAAATTTAGATTCTTGGAATATTTCCAATATAACCAGTTTAGGTAGAGTATTCGCATATGCCTCTGCTTTTAATCAACCTTTAAATAACTGGAATGTTTCAAATGTTATAAATATGCAAAATATGTTAGTCGGTGCGCTAGCATTCAACCAACCTTTAAATCACTGGAACACTTCAAAGGTCACAAATATGTCTAATATGTTTAATCAAGCTATGTCATTCAACCAAGATATTGGAAATTGGAATGTTTCAAATGTTACGAATATGGTGAACTTTATGGCAACAATAACAGCAACAACATTTTCAGCGACAAATCTCGACGCTATATACAATGGATGGAGTTCAAGACCAGTGCAACCTAATATTAGTATAAGTTTCGGAACAGCAAAACATACATCAGCAGGAACACACGGAAAAGCAATTCTACAAAACTCTTCTAATAATTGGACAATAACAGATGGAGGAAGCTAGAATAATAAACGTTAAAATAAATCCCCGAAAGCAGGGATAAAAAAACTTTTTCATTCAAAAATAAACATTCATATAGGCTGTAAAAAAAACATCCAGGATTATTAGGAAAAAATAAATTCCTCAATAATCCTGGATGTTTTTTACAATAAAAAAGTTAACACTAGAAAAACCTCAAACAAATAAACTACAAAACTTTAAACCAATTTACATTCCACTGAAACTACAGAATACCGACCGCAAATTATTCGTTTTTCACACCCTTCTACCCTACTTTTACATACTCTAATAACAACTATTAGCATCCCAAACAGATATAAAAATACCATTTATTTTCAGATTTTTTTTGAGAATAAATACCTCATCTGTACACACTACTTTCAACAATCATAGTAACAATTAAACATTCAACCAATCATGGATTATACACCAAAAGATCTAGGTGAAATACCTAAAACACCCGATATGAGCAAATTCAAAAATCCTTTGGGACAAACTACAGACGGAAACATTTTTATAGAGAGCTTTACGATAACACCTTTCACTACTTCCGAAAAAAACGAAAATCTGTCAGAAATTATTAAAAAAGAAAGTCGGGACAGTAGTATTTAAAAAGCATAAAACTTTCTAAAATCTATTTCAACATTCAAAGACAACATCTCTAAAACTATAAAAATGCCAGACGAAATAACGATACAAAAACTAAAAGAAAAATACGGTACAGTAATAAAATTTACATCAGAAGATCAACTGACAACTGTTTACTGCAAAAAACCATCATTCACCACATTCCTAAATTATCAAAATAAATACAAGGATAATCCGCATGAAGCAATTCTGTTTTTATTTAAAGAATGTGTTCTGGATAAGGAAATTTATGATGATGAATTCATGCTTTCGGCAGGAAATTCTCTTGTAGCAATGATCAAAAATGACAGCGAATTTACGATAGATGCAACTCCACAAAAAGATGAATTCAAAAAATCGGCTGCTCTTATTCGATATGCTTTTCAGGTGGATCCATATCAATTATCAATGGATGAGTTTTATAAGTTACTCGAAGAGGCCCTTTGGTTACAAAAACACAACGACAAAATACTCGAAAACACATTCATGACCGCTTTTGCACAAGCATTTTCAAATTAAAAATAAAAAAATAAATCATTATGAAATTCAATTTTAATGTAAACGAAATTTTAGACACCAAAGACTCTGAATATACCGGCATTAACTATAACGAGTCCGAATCGAAAGATTTTATTATAGATAAAACCGGAGGAGAATTTAATCTAAGGGTCTTCGCTCCTTTGGTTTTTGAACCTTTAACAAAAAAAGATCTCAATTTACCCAGTTTACGTGTAGATGCTGTTACTGTGAATCTTAATCGCTCAAAAACCATCAAAAAAGAAAGCATCGAAGGCAGAGATTCAACTATCAAAGAGCATATTACAAATGGAGATTTTAGTATTTCTATCGAAGGTTTAATCGCCAATGAAACCGGAGATGAATATCCAAAGGAAAAACTTTTTTTATTGAAACAATTCTTAAATGCGCCGTACGCTCTACGAGTAACGCACGCTATTTTAAACCGATTTGGTATTTACGAATTAGTGATCGACTCCTACTCGATTCCATCTATTTCGGGAACAAAAAATATTCAAAAATTTACGGTCAGCGCCACATCAGACGAAACTGTAGAACTAATAATCAGAGACAATGCTTAAACTAAATGCTAAAATTAGGGTTTACGAAACGATAAAACTTATCCCTATGCCTAAATTTTATGAATTTACCTATGTAAAAAATGTAGACATCAGCAGTTCGTACAAATCCCTCACAGATACGGCAACAATTGTGATGCCTCAAAAAGTGTTTACTGACACTAAGGGATTTGATCAAAACTTGTTTAAAAATGCAAATGGTGAAGAAAAAACAGTTCATGATTTTTTTAAACTAGAAAGTTTCATAGAAATATTTTTAGGATATGACGACGATTACAAACCCGCTTTTAGAGGTTATATTACAGGAGTACAATCAGATACAAATGCTACAATAACCTGCGAAGATGCTATGTATGCTTTTAAGAAAGTAAAAGCGGTAAAAGACGATGATGTTCAGGATAAAAGTGACGTTCTGAATGTTGTATCAACCAACCCGACCACAAATGTTGAAAGCTTTAATCCTAAAACTTTCTTCGAAAAAAGAATCAAAGAACTTAAATTACCTTTTAAAGTAAACGCTCTCGACGAAGAACTAGGCAATGTAATGATTAACAGAAATCAAAGTTTGGCCCAGGTTTTTGAGATGCTAAAAGACAAAGGAATCTATACCTATTTCAAAACCGAAGATTTAGCTCCGGTTCTTACTATTACGAATAATCCGCAGCAACATACTGCAGCAGAGTTAACCGGTTTTATCGATCGAAATTTCATTAAAAGCCCGTTAGCTGGAGCATTGGTCAAAAAATTGATCAATCAGGGACTTAGTCTTTTAAGTTCGACGTTGAATAAAATTGTACAATCTGTTTCAGGAGGTTTTCTGGGGAAAGTTCGCTTTAGATTTCGCTATAATATTATTGAAGATCGATTAAAAGTCGTTACTGAATCTACCAAAAATACGCGCACACGAGTCGAAAAATATTTTAAAAATTCAAATACCCCAATTTATATCGAATTAGGCGATCCAAACGGGCAATTGGTAAAAACACATGTATTGCATGACGATAAAGATGATTTGCCCAAAGACCCTGAAGCTTTTAAAAATGCTGCAACAAAAGTTGCTGCAGAATTGTATCAATATGCTGCTGTGAGAGCCATGGAATCTAAACCAAGCGGACTCGAAGGTTATTTCCTGACTTTTGGTGAGCCATTTGTACGACCTACAGACAAGGTAATTCTGGAAAATGCTAAGGATAAAGAAAAAAACGGCACTTTTCAGGTCGAAAAAGTAGAACGAAGCTATGGCGAAAACGGCTACAGACAAAAAATTTACGTAGGACGAAGAGTAGAAACAGTATAAAATTACAAAATGGGAAATATAACAGATCTAATAAAAGATGTCGCCAGTAAAAATCAAATTATTGAAACTTTTGCAGCAAAAGTCATCGAAATAAATAACGAAATAGAATCGCTCCATAATCCTGAAGATGCCTATACTGTAAATATCATGCGCGCCGATGGCGCAATTATCAAAAACGTACGATTGAAAGCTTCAATCCTCGATGTCGAACAAGGGATTATCACGATTCCTAAAAAAGACAGCTGGGTTTTGGCTACGATTATTGACGGAGTCGAAACGAGAGCTTTTGTTTCGCAGTTTTCAGAGGTCGAACGTACTTTTGTTCGCTTCAAAAATGACGAGAATCATTATCTGGAAATAAATACTGACGCCGATAAATTTCAAATGTTATTCAAAGAAAAAAAAACCAATGAAAACGGTGCTACATCAACTGCAAAACCTACTTACAAAAACATCGCGCAAATAGCATTTAGCGGCAAAAAAGATTCCAGGATTACTACCTCTTTTTATGATGAAAATGGCAAAGAAATCTCTAAAAATAACTTCAGCGGAAATCAACAACAGACTATTTTACATACTATTAATGGCGAGGATATTAAAGAACGAGTAAAATTTACGCTTTCTTCAGGAGAAAATCCCAGTGCTGAAATGCAATTTTTAGATAAAGATGGTGCTGAGAAACAAAAATTAACTTTTGATGAATTACATACCGAAATTAATCTTAATAAAGGAAATACAATTTTCAATTTAAAAGATAAAGAGGCAAAAGTCACCATTAAAGATGGTTTTGATGCTACAATTTCAGATGCCAAAACTTCATTTATAAAAGGCAATCTAACGCTGGAAATGGATGATAGATTTAAAATAGATGTAGGCGGAAAAAGTTTAAAATCTAAACTTGAAGAACTAATAGATGAAATAGGTAAAATTACAGTTACTACACCCATGGGACCATCAGGAACACCAATTAATTTACCTCAACTTACAATACTAAAAGGAAAATTAACAGAATTATTAAAATAAAACAATTATGGCTTTAAATAAATCAGGTTTAGAAGGATCAATAAAAGCGCTTTTGAGTGAAGAAAAAGGAAAAATAGACAACGCTTCGTCTATAGATAACATTGCAGCAAAATTAGCATCTGCTATAGAAGTTTTTGTAAAATCCGGAACTGTAAACACCACAGTAACTACAACTGGTAGTGCTTCAGCACAAACCGGAACCGGAGTAGGAAGTATCTCTTAATAACTTTAAACTAATATAAAAATACCTCTTACAGTAAAACCGTAAGAGGTATTTTTATATTTAAAACCTCTACTTTAAATATCTAGTTCAGCTTCTTTCTCAAAGTCTCTTCCATTTCATAGAATTTACTTTCGAGATCATGAATCTTTTCATAAATATTAATAGGATCCGGCATCTGTTTTGAGGCATACATACTTGCGTACCAAACTTCCAGAATATCCTCGGCATAAATAGAATACATTGGGTAATTTCCGTCTCTGTTATCAGATTTCAGGATTAATTTTCCGCTTTCCCTGATTCTGTTTAAAACCCTTTTTACCACTACTCCATCATTTTTACTGATAATAACATAAATTCTCCCGTCGAGAATATCATCAAAATTATCAACGTATTTTCCAAAAAGGTAATCGCCGTCGTGTATTGTTGTCGACATCGAATTTCCTTTAATTTCAAAACATCTGTAGGTTCCGTTTTTTAACATTGGCATACTGAATGACGGAAGACTCTCCATATATTCCGGATCAGAGTAACCGTCTAAATAACCTGCTCTTGCTTTAACGCCAACAAAATTGATATTCTCCTCCCCGTCTTCATTTACCGTTATAATCTTTGGCAGGTTCAAACCCACTTCGTTATTAGTTTTATTGGCAAAAATTTCATCGCTATTTCCAAAAAAGTAATCAGGATTTACATTACAATGCGTGATGATACTTTGAAGCAAATCAAATCCAGGTTTTGTCCTTTTTCTTTCTCCGTCAGATTGCAATCTTCCAACAGTGATACTATCTATTGTAGTACTGGTTACTCCTATTAACTTAGCAAATGAGTTATTGTTTAACTTCATCTCATCTATAATACGTTTTATCTTAGTATGTATTTCCATTGTGTTGCTTTTGTTTTTATTATGTAATATGTTTTAAACAGCATTACACATTCCACTATATGTTGCAAAACTAAAAAATATATAATAAATAATAGCATTCTTTTCTATCTTTTTTACGTAACACCTGAATTTAAAGCATTTTAAAGGCTTTTTCCTACTGTATTACTCTAATAGTCAACATAAAAAACTAAATCATATTACTGAAATTACTGCATTTTTCATCGTAATATGTTGCAATAATTAAAACATATGTTGTATATTTGTCAAAAATAATCCACCATATGATTCTAAAAGACTTTTATACTGAAAAAAAGAACGCAATAGAAACGGAGTTTACTTCGAATGTACCAACAGTGCAACTTTATAGTGATGCTATTTTTAAAGATTCTATCGAAACACCGGTAGTAATGTTTAAATACGATACTGTAGACTGGGAAACATCTTCTGAAAAAAACTACAAAGCCGATGTATCATTTTGCCTGTATATTGTATTACCTGTAGAAACGATTTCTTCAACAAGTTATGCAAATGCATTTGATATTGCGCAACGAATAGACAAAGCTGTATTGTCTAATAGCAACAGTAACGCTGCTATAGATACTAATTCAACATTTAAAATAAGAGAAAAACAATGTACCAACGAACACACGTACTGGAATAAAAATGATTATTTTATTTGGGAGATCACTTATAAAACCACCTTAATAGAAAATATCTTAAAAAAGAAATACATTCTTTTTAATAATGGTTTAAGTAATGAAGAACTGGAAGATTTAGGATATGACTTAAATTCCGGAATCATCGGAATAAACCACAACCAGGTTCAGGGAAATGTCGATTTAAATACTGCTCCTTAATTTGATTATAAGTCAGTCAAAAATATTCTCATTAAATAAAAAACAATCAAAAACTATTCAATGATATAAAACTATAAACACCATCAACGCCAATCTAAATAAAATAAAACATTACCCTATTTAAACCTTAAAACATGAAAAGAAGCAGAACACTATTAGACAAAAGGAGAGAGTATGTGATTAACTACCTTAATAGAAATCAAGCTAAACAAATGAAAGTTGTCGTATCTGAACTTTCGGATACTTTGTTCCTTACAGAGCGCACTATTTATACTATTATAAATGAAGGACTCGCTACAGAGGCCAGAGCTTAAACCGCTGAAACTACTGGTTTTGAATATCTAAATAATTGGAAAAAGCAACCTTGAGCCTTAAATTTGTACTTGATATCAAAAGCAAATTTATCCCTTGGCCAAGAGCAAAATTCAATTGAAAAGCCGGTTTTTATAACCCGTCCAAAAATACCAACTCTGCTTTTTGGATTCCTGATTACCAATACATATTAAAATAATAAATATCCTGATCATAGCAAGTTTGCCAACTTGTTACAGCCCTTCTTTTGCCCTTTTTTCAGGCAAAAAACAAAACAAAATCTTTAAACAATTAAAACTATTTATATTATGAGTACATTAAACGATGTAGTAATTACAAAACTATCAGGCGGATTAGGAAGAAGAAATCCGGAACAGGACATGGTTTCAGGGTTACTTTTTGATGGAGCTGCCACTACAAAATTAGCATTAAATAAAATTGAGCGCCTGGCTTCGTTAGAAGATGCTGAAGCGTTAGGAATTACAGCTGATTATGATGTAAACGGACAATCTGCTTTCTATCAAATTCAACAATTTTTCAGAATGAATCCTTCCGGAGATTTGTACATTATGGTCACTACAGGGACTTCTTACGAAGAAATTGCAGGAAAAGCAATGGACATGCAGGAAAAAGCAAACGGAAACATTCGCCAAATGGCCATTATCTATTCTGGAGCAACAACATTTTCACAAACTCAAGCCGCAGTTTTAAAAGCACAAACCGAGGCTGATCTTGCTTATAAAGATTACATGCCTTTTGAAATTATTTTAGAAGGAAAAGGTTTTACTGTTGATGCCCCATCATTAGACGGATCAAATGCTGAAAACGTATCTGTAGTTGTCGCAATGGATGTTGAAAAAGCGTTTGAAAAAAAGTTATTTCAAAAAGACAACTTAAAACTTTACATTTTAGCTCTTAATGAGGAAGTACTTCCTGTTGAAGGTTCTCTGGATGTGTATAATGTAAGAGATGCTGATGGCTTGAAAAAAGAAAATGGAGCTGTTCTTGAATTCGTTTTCAAAAATTCATACAAAAACACTGCAGCAGTTGGCTTGGCATTAGGAGCAATTTCTAAAGCAAAAGTATCTGAAAACATTGCCTGGATCGAAAAATTTAACCTAACCGGTGAAGGTTTTGCCAAAGCAGGTTTTGTTGGCGGAGAAGAAATTAAAACTCTTGGAACTCTAGGCGACTTAAACGAAAAAAGATTCATTTTCGCAAGAACGCATACTGGTTTACCTGGTGTTTATTTTAATGATAGTGCTACTTGTACTACCGGCACATCAGACTTTGCTTATGTAGAAAACAACCGTACGATTAATAAAGCAACTCGTTTGTTGCGTACTGCTTTGTTACCAAAATTGGCTTCTCCGGTTTTAGTAGATATCGATGGTAAATTACCTCAATCTGTTTCAAAAAGTTTCGAAGGATTATGCAGATCTGCTTTAGAAGGAATGGTTGCTAATCAGGAAGTTTCGGCTTTTGATGTTTATGTAGATCCAAAACAAAACATTTTGGCAACTTCAGAATTAAAAGTAAAAGCAGAAATTACTCCAATTGGAACTGCCCGTAAAATTATGGTTGATTTGGGATTCAAAAATCCTTTCGGAATCGACAAAGCATAATTTACTGAATTTAATACAATTCAAAAACCATAAAAATTCACCAATTATATCTTCCTGATTCATTTGCTGCAAATGCAAATGAATCGGGTGATAGTTACAGATCGTTAAAAAGATCATTAAAAACAAATAAAGCAACATATGAATAAATTACCATTAATAAACGGACAACAACACAGCTGGTCATCTATCGAAGTAAGCATTGCAGGTAATATCGTTACCGGAATTACAGCTGTAAACTATAGTGATTCAGTTTCTAAAGAAAACCATTACGGTGCCGGAGATATGCCGGTACACAGAGGCAGAGGGAAATACGAGGCAAAAGCTTCTATCACTTTATACAATTACGAAGTAGAAGCTATTTTGGCCGCTCTACCAAAAGGCCAAAGATTGCAGGATATTAATCCTTTCAGCATCATTGTTAGTTACTTAGACGATAGCAACGAAGTAATTACACACACGGTAAGAAACTGCGAATTCAACTCAAACAGCAGAGGAATTAGTCAGGGAGATACCAAAATCGCGGTTTCTTTCGACTTGATCTGTTCTCACGTTGAGTGGAACTAATCTCCATAAATTACTACTACTAAAACCATAATACCCCATCCCCTGTCTCTAAAACCGACTAAAAAGAGAAAACCATTATCTATTGCGTTATGCAAAAAAGGAGTTCAATGAACATGATTTTTGTCTGCAAACTTATTCTACAAGCTCTTTATTAGTCCGTTTTTAGACAGGGAATCTTCTTCAAGAGGCTGCCTCGAGAATATTCAACTCCAAAACAATACCTCAGGCAGCCTCTTTTTTTATCATTCGGTCAACGAAATAATTCTCATTTCAATGACTTATAAAAAATCATTACATCAGAATTCAACTCTTCAATCATAAAAAAATAAAACCGTTTTAAAATGGAAAAAACAATTTCAAAAACCGCAGATGTTCTTGACGGAAATATTACTCAGGCTCAGTTAAACCAATGGAAATACAAACACAAAAAAGTAGTCAAACTCACCATTGCAGACGATGACGAAACTACCCTGTTTGCTTATTTCAAAAAACCAGATATGAGTATTCGCTCTGCTGTATTGCAAGCTTCAAAAATGGACGAATTTAAAGCCCTCGAAGTATTATTCAAAAACTGCTATCTGGGCGGCGATGCCAAAATCGAACAAGAAGACGATTTACGTCTCAATATTACCACAGCATTCTCAGATCATATTCAGCCCAAACCTGTTAAAGTAGAAATACTATAATAAACACCTTTTTTGCCCTTTCATAAAAACTACCCTAATGATTATTCGAAAACATAATATAGAATTAAAAGACCTTAGTACTTCTGAAATGGCAAGGTTTAGACAAATTATGCTTGGCATTTGGCGTCAGCAAATTGAGGATGATAAAAATGCTCATGAAATGGCGAAATCAATACGAGAAAATTATGTCGATAAGAATAAGCTTGATGAGAGCATTTTTGAAAAATCTTATGAAAATGATATTTTTTATGTCAATGAAGATGGTGTTATTTTTAAAGTTGAAATTGATAAGTCAAATTATATTAATGTAGTTTTGCATAATGGAAAAAGAATGCTTTTTTCAGATTTAGATATTTCCGCAAGTACATTTAGTTGGAATAATACTAACAGACAAATTGCAGCAAATATAGTTGGTTACTATGGTAAGCAATTAAATATTAAAGAAATTGGAGTTAATTATGATATTAGCGACAAGAATTATGCCTACACAGATGTTACAAAGAAAATATGGCTGCACCCAACTTCAAGTGGTGGGATTGATCCTATTCTAAACAATAAATATAATTTAAAAAGTATACTTTTTCATGAACATAATCATCAAAAAGAATTTAAAAAACCAAAAGACTACACCTATTCTGATCACGCTAAAGTTTACTTAAAGCAATTTCAACATGATATCTTTAAAAAAACAAGCAAAAAATTTAAAGAAGGTCAAATTGCTAACTTTATTCAGTATATAGATTATGCAGCAGGGCATAAAGAAGCAGGTTGGCAAGATCTATTAAAAGAATTTAATAAATCAAAAATTTTAGACGGTTATTATATTAATTATCGAGAATCAGGAGGAACTCAACTTATTGATAACAAAGGAAATATTCTTGTAATTGAAATACCTTCACCATTAAACGGACCACATTAAAAAGGATCTGAAAAGTAAAATTTTATTATTAATTATAATTTTTTTATATATAAAATAGCTACTAATTAAGATCAACAAATTCTACAGATAAATGAGTTTATTTTGACTCCGATAAAACTAAAACAAAGACAATAACCGATTTCAGAACTATTTAAAATTTGATGATAATCGAAAACGTGTGATTTTATTCTTTAGCGGAAAGCAGTATGATGCATCTATGGATTGGAAGTTTATAAGAATGACAGTATAATTGCTAATTTCTCCATTAAAAATCCGTTTTTCTCAATCAGAAAAACGGATTTTTTTATAATACATCTCAATTCAAAACTAAAAAAAACACAAAATCTTCTACTGAAACTACTGACTTACAACTCCATATTATTTTTCAAACACACTATTTCGGCGTATTTTTACAGTGTTCTTAAAACATATATCACTTCTTAAATGTGATCATAACAAAGGAACATTTTCACTATTTATTTACCATTTTTTCTTAGCCGTAAATAAATCGTTAAACACAAAAAAATCTTATCGAATACTAAAAATCCCGATTGTCTTCAAACAATCAGAAAGGCTTTTTATTCTCAAAATTGAAAATCATTAATAAATATAAATATGGATCAAACAACAAAAAAACACATTGATTTGCTTCATCCTTCGGTTAGGGAAGAAGTTACTAAAATCATCGAGGAATGCGATCTTGCCTTAACCGGACGGGCTAAAGTTCGCATTACGCAAAGTCTCAGAACTTTTCAGGAACAAGAAGATCTTTATGCTTTTGGCAGAACAAAACCAGGAAAAAAAGTGACGAATGCCAAAGGCGGACAATCTATTCACAATTATGGTTTTGCGGTAGACATTTGTCTGATTATAGATGGCAAAATAGCTTCCTGGGATACCGCAAAAGACTGGGATGGTGACCAAATTTCGGACTGGCAGGAATGTGTCGAAATTTTCAAGAAACACAACTGGAACTGGGGTGGAGAATGGAAAACTTTTAAAGATCTTCCGCACTTTGACAAAAAAGGATACAGCGACTGGAAAGTACTCAGTAAACTAAAACGTGACAGAAAAAACTATGTAATCTTATACAAATAATCAGATGAAACACTTAAAATTAAAACACCTACTATTTTTTATTGCAATCAGTTTTGTTTTTTCTTCCTGCAACTCTACAAGAACTGCCCTATTCGATCAATATTCATACGAAAAAACGATCGAGCTAAAAGTAGAAGCTGATAAATTAATCAGCAAGGCCACGACTCCCTATTCTGCTAACCAGGAAGAAATTGAAAAATTATTTCTAAACGTTGAAAAATTGGTCGAATATGAAAAAAACAAACCCAACAACGAAATCACTTTTGAAATGTTGAAGATGCTGAATGATAAAGACAAAAATCTTTTAGCGGGTTTCTTTAAACATTGGCAGACAAAAGGAGTTGTCTCAAAATCATTTTTGGAGGAATCAAAAAAACAAATCCTATTAGCTTTTGATTTACTTATACAATATGAAATTAAAAAAGACAAACAATCAAAAGATGAACTTTTGGATTTAATAAACCTTAACAGCTAAAATTATGGACAAAGATAAAGTGATAGAAAACTTAAAAAAGGAACTAAAAGCAATTATAGCAAATAGTTATAAGGATATTAAACCTCAGCTAGAAAAAGACCTGGCTGCTTTTTTTCAAACTTCTACAGAAAAACTGGAACGCTGGATTCTTCTTTATTCATCCGGTGACTTAACCGAAGAAGAATTTGAATGGCTTTTAAAAAGTCAGTTAGACTTAACCGTACTACAAGCATTACAAACTGCCGGAATATCAAAAATAAAACTGAATACCATTAAAAATAATATTATAAAAATGATTATTCAAATTATTACCAGCCTGATTATTCCTGCGGTTTAAAATACTTTTTCAACCAAAAAAGCATCAAAAAACAAACTGTAAAAATGACTTTTACAACTTACTGAAACTACTGATTACTAAGCTTTAAAATCTTGATTAAGGCGTAAGCAAAGCTTATTTTTACAGTATCAAATAAAACATCTTCTTTTGGATATGGCGCGCAGATTCAAAAGAGATTTTAATTAATAAACAATAAATAATAACGACATATGAAAGATTTTATCATAGATGAAGACTTGTTAATTACAAATGGAGATTTTGCCATAAAAGAGGCAGATCAGCAAAACATAGAACATCTATTGTTAAGCCAGAAAGGAAGTTATAAAGAGTTTCCTATTCTTGGAGTAGGAATAAAAAAATACATCAACAGCCCGGATGCAACTTCCAGGCTAAGACTAGAAAACGAAATAGACAAACAATTATCGTATGACAATTTTTATGTAAAAACATTAGATGTCAACGATTTACAAAACATTAAAATCGATGGGAACTATTAAACCACAAGAAAACCAAAACATTTTTGACATCTCTTTACAGGAATACGGAAGTATCGAAAAAGTATTCGATATTTTAGAAGACAATGATCAATTTGACCTTACAGATGACATTTCTGTTTACGAAGATTTAAAAATTGGCCGCGAAGCCTTTAAAAAAGATATTGTAGAATATTACAATGCCCGAAATTTAAAACCTGCAACTGCGATTACAGACGAAGAACAATATTTACTGGATAACTTTTCCGGAATTGATTACATGATAATTGAAGATGATTTTATCATTTATTAGTATTTCGCTACAATTACCAAAAATACGGGTTATAACTGACACCTGTTTTTTTTTAGAAATCTTTAGAAAGAAAACTACGCTCCTGTAGTATTTACAAAAAACATAAACAATTATCTATAAGCATTTTATACATGTCTTACAGGCTAATCTATAGTAAAATTTAAAATATGGCACGTACAATTGCTGAAATACAGAACGAAATTCTGATTGAAAAGGGGAAACAAACCTCTCTAAACGGCTTAACAGAATCAAAAGCTGCGATTTGGAAACTTTGGATCAATATAGTCGCTACTGCGATTTGGATTCACGAAAAAATAGTCGAAAAAAATGCCCTGATTTCAAGGCCGCATACACTAAACTGGTATCGCGAACAGGCTTTGAATTTTCATTACGGAATGCCGATAGATACGGATTCAAGCAACGGAATGTCGATAGATCCAGATTCAAGCAATCGAATGTCGCTGATCTGGAAAGAAGGTTCGTATCAGTTTGATACCTCAAAACTTTCAGAAACACAAATTGAAGAAGCTAAAATAATCAAACATTGTGCGGTAAGCGAAATAGATTTAGAAACAGTGCTTGATCCCAACAAAAAACCGGAAGAAATATTCTCAGACTATTTTCATAATAAAGTTGGAGTTGTTTTTATAAAAGTAGCTACTGTAAAAGGTGATAAAATTTCGAGAATCGACGTTCCTAATGAACTCTTTGCTTTTAAGGAATATATTGCCAAAATAAAAGACGCAGGAAATCATGTATTTATCACATCAGATCAGGGTGATGTTCTAAAATTGCATTTGAATGTGTACATCGATCCTTTGACTATTTACATTGACCCAAAGGACATTGAATACTATCAGCTAAAAAGTTTAAATAGGCTTTTATCAGACAAGGAAAAAATAAAACTGGCAGAATACGAATTGGCATTAGCAACAGATCCTTTAAATGAAAAAAATGGCTCCTTAATAGTCGACGAAGAAGAATTTCCAGTAATAAATGCTGTTAGGGAACATTTGAAAAGCATTGAATTCAATGGTGCTTTTGTCAAAACATATCTTGTTGATGATATTCAAAAAGCAGAAGGAGTTAAAATTCCAATTCTGAGCAAGGTTCAGACTTCTGTGGCAAAAAATCCAAATGATGCTCAGAATCCTACAATTACTGATGCAACCAACATCGAATATTTTATTCCAAAAGCCGGTTATTTTGATATGGATACCCTTGAGTTTGAGGTAAACTATATTCCTTACACATTTTACAGAGATAAACAATAGCCTAATATAGATACAATGAACAAATACACTGTTTTAAAATGGGAAAAGCTCTTGTTATGGCTCGTCCCTCCTATTCTTAGAAAAAAAACTCATATTGACTGGCTCGATGTTTTACTGACTCCGCTTCATACAATTTACGAAGAGATTCTTTATAAAATGCAGCATACAGGTCAGGTCATTTATCTGGAAAAAGTATTGAACGAAACTTTTAATCCCGATAAAAATTACAATCCCAATGCAAGCACAAGACAAAAACGATCAGACGGATTAATTTATATAGACGAATCGGTTAAACCTACCATCCAATATGTGTACCTGCACAAAGAGTATTACGAACCAAAGATTACTTTATCAGATGGCACTATCGTGGATGGGCCTTTGATGATTCCTCAATTAGAAGTATATACTCATGAGGAATATAAAAAAAATAAAAACAATAAACCTGTTTATCTGGCCCATCGTACAGATTATACCAAAATAAATTATGCCAATTTCAGAGTATTTGTCCCTGAAAATCTAATAACCAATAGAACAATACTTAGTCAACCAAAGAAAGAAGGAACTGTATCAAACACAGAAGCTATTAATGTAACAGACAAGAAATACAACGATCTTCTTAACTTTTATAAACTCGCAGGAAAGAGTTATGAAACCTATTCTTATTCAGAAAAAGATTAAAATAAAACCTGAAATAAAAAATAGGATTATTCTAAACCCAAGAAAAAAAATAAAAACAACAGACATTTAAATACATCAAAATGAAACAAGTAAATTTTACTCATCCAGGAGGTTTTCCTCTCGAACAAGAAACTCTGGAAAAACTTCAAACCGCTTACAGACATGAGTTATTTGGAGCTTTAAAAAGTCATTTAGGAATCAATCCTGACAATGACTATATTATTGCACCGCCAATAAACGCAAAAGAAGGCTGGGCTATTATCCATCCTAAAGATAATACAGGCAAAAGAACAGTAGAAGGAATTTTATATCCTATTAAAAATGGTACTGTAACCCTATTTCTTAAAACTACCCGAACAGGCACAAATTTAACATACGGAAACGGAGAATCTCAAACCGCTTATTTTGATTATGAAGCGCAATACATCAGTGATACAGATTATGCAAATCGTCCCGTATCTCCTCCCATCACTGATGCATTAGCTGTACATTATTATGATTTGAGTGATCCTGCTTTTATAACCATTAAAGATATTCAGACAATTGAAGGAATTATTAAGACAATTGAAGCAAATATTACTACAATAAAATCAAACATCACTACAATTGAAGGAAATATTAATGCAGTAGAAAGTAATATTGATGTTGTTGAAGGAAATATTAATACAATCGAAGCCAATATTGTTGATATTAAGAAAAATTATTTACTAATCAAAGGTTCTGAACTAAATACCAGTCCTGAAGATTTTGAGAGTTCTGAGAGTTCTGAGAATTCTTTGTTATTGTTAGACAATGTTAATCAAGTCATTAAAAGCAATAACCTCCTCAATTCATTACTTAGCCGAATTACTAAGTTAGAAAAACAACCGGCAACAGCAGTACCAAAAGGAATGATTGCTATTTGGGGGAAACCAGCTCCATTTCCTGAAGGCTGGGAAGAATATGTGCCATTGCGAGGAAGAGTACCTGTTGGGTTAGATCTCTTAGATACTATTCTAAATAAGGTGGGTAATTCTGGAGGGAGTAAAGATGCTGTTGTTGTAGAACATAGCCATGACTGCAATGGATTTGACGAACCTAATACTGGTATAAATGCTCTTGAAGACGGATCATATAAATGGGGTCTAATTTCAAAAACAACAACTGTAGGAGAATCTGGAACTAATAAAAACTTGCAACCATATAGAGTTGTTCATTTCATAGAATATACAGGAAATACTATTGAACATGCTGATACAATCGCACCAACAAGTCCAACAAATTTAGAAACTTCAAAGATTGGAACTAAAAGTTTAACTTTAACTTGGACTGCATCTACGGATAATGTTGGTGTTACTAATTATCTGGTTTATAAAGACAATAGTAATACTCCTTTAGCCGAATTAGGAAAAGATGTTGTGACTTATAATGTTACGGGGCTATCTGTCAATACTCCCTACAGCTTCCAGGTCAGAGCAAAAGATGCTGCAGGAAATTTATCTGTGCCCGCTACAGTAACTACAGCAACACTTACAGCAGACTCGACTCCACCAACATTACCTTCTTTTTTTCATTGCGTTCATAATGGTCAAGGTTATATACTACTTGAATGGGCTCAATCACAAGACGACGATAGTCCAATAGATTACGAACTTTCGCGTAGTGCTTTTGGCTCTCTTTTTACGGTTTTGAAAAAAAACCCTAACACATATTATAGTGAACAAGTTTCATCGAATGGAACATATACTTACAGAGTTCGAGCAATAGATCCTAGCGGAAATGCATCTGCCTATAAGGAAGCTTCAGTAACAATAAGTTCTCTATAAGAGTAATTTGAAATTACCAGTAATCTTTTGGGGCGTAAAACCCCCAAAAGATTTCTTATAAAAACCTCAAACCTATAAAAAAACCGATCATGTATAAATTTTCAGAATATTTAAATGAATTAAAACTATTGCTGTATGCTATTTTTATTTATTTAGAAATAGATACCGGAATTGTAAAAGTGCTATTTTATTTAATGGTAATGGATACTTTTCTGGGCATTATAAAAACCATAGTTTTAAATAACAAATTTAGTTTTAAAAAACTAGCTGTAGGATTTGTTTCCAAGTTAGCCGTATTGGTAATACCAACAGCTTTGGCCTTAATGAGTAAGGGACTTGATTATGACTTTAACTGGTGTGTAACGATAGTTATGGATTTACTTATTGTAAGCGATGGTATTTCGATCATCAGTAATATTATTGCCATAAAGACAAAAAAAGAAGTAGAAAATTTCGATGCAATGACGTTGATTTTAAAGTCTATAAGAAATCGATTAATACAACTTTTAAAAAAGTTACTCATTACAATTGATCCAAAATATAATATGGAAAAATAGAACAAACCTCCCATTCGTTTTTATGAATCCACAAAAAAACTACAAACAGAACCGCATTTGTCTCTACAACAATAGAAGATTTGAATCATTTGATTTCAGCATACTAACCCAAAAGGGAATAGTACAATACTATTCCCTTTCTTTTAATACAGTTTCCAAACCCTATTTCTCTCTATAAATCAAATACTGCTTTCTCATTTTTTTAAATTCCTGCAAACCTTCTTTCCAGCTGTTTCTTATTTCCTGTTCCGAAATTCCTGCTTCGATTTGCTGTTGCAGTTTTTCATTTCCTGCTCTAATAGAAAATTTTCTTTTATCGAAAAATTTCGATTTATCTGTTGTTGTTTGATAGGCTTTGATCAGCCATTTAATTTCGAGTTTATTAATTCTCGGTATTGCCGATAAATCCTCTCCATTACATTCTACACCATTATACAAAGGATCTTTGTCTCCAAAATTGGGTTTTGGGGTAAATGCAAAATTGCTTTTTGGTAAATAAGGCGAACCGTAAATCTGAAATTGTTTTTCGGTTCCACGTCCCATACTTACGTTTGTTCCTTCAAAGAGACACAAACTCACATATAAATTAATCGATTGATCGTTAGGCAAATTTGGCGAAGGACGAACAGGTAAACTATACGCCATACTTCTGGTATAATTCAAGCACGGAATAACGGTCAAATTACATTGAATGCCGTCTTTCAGCCATTTTTGACCATTGATCATTTTTGCTTCTTCTCCCAAAGTCATTCCGTGAAGCAAAGGCGTTGGATGCATTCCTATTCCGCTTTTAAAAGCAATATCCAAAACCGGACCGTCTACAATCCCAATATTCGGATTTGGTCGGTCCAATACAATTAGCGGAATATTATTTTCAGCACAAGATTCCATAATTCTGTGCATCGTAGAAACGTAGGTATACAAACGCGTTCCTACATCCTGCAAATCAAAAACCATGATATCAATTCCTTTCAGTTGCTCTGGAGTTGGTTTATTGCTTTTACCGTAAAGAGAAGTAATAGACAAACCCGTTTTTGAATCGATTTCATCAGATACATGTTCGCCGGCATCGGCTGTACCACGAAAACCGTGTTCCGGTGCGAAAATCGTTTTGATTTTGATGTTTTTCTGAACCAAAAAATCAACCAAATGAGTTTTCGAATCGATAATACCGGTTTGGTTGGTGACAATACCAATTGTTTTTCCTTTTAATAAAGGCAGATAAGCGGTATAATTTTCTGCTCCCGTTTTTATTTTTTGCGCAAAAGATACTGCTGAAATTAGTACGCATAGTATAGTTAGTCTTTTCAT